GTTATCGGGTTCAATTGCTAAGGATAGCAATGGAAACTTAATTTCTATCATTACTGGTAAGAAATTGAGGAATGATGTACTTGAATCATCATTCGAGGGTATAAAGACAGCAGTATCTAATGCCATTAGTGGTGTTATGAGCGCATTAAAGAACGTACTAGCCAAAGCCTTGGAAGGTATGATTAGTAGTTTGATGGGTGCACTGACTAATGTTATACCATTGGGTATCATTCAAACATTAACCAAATTATCCAGTTTTATCACAGGTCTATTCTGTGGATTTGAAGGAAATTATATATTAGGTGCCATTAGTGGTGCTATGAGTGATATCAGTGGTTTTGCTGATAGTATCTCTGCAAATATTGTTGACAAGGTAGTTGGTGGTCTTGCTAGTAAGGTAGATGACACAGTTAATGGTGTTCTAAGCAAGGTTCAAGGAGCAATGGGTAAGGTTTCTGCGATGGGTCAGAAGGTAATGGCTGCTATCGCTGTTGCTAAAGGTGGATTGAGTGCAATATCTAAACTTACATCATTATTCTCATTTGATTTCTCTAAGATGAACTGGTCTTCATTGATCAGCATCATAATGGGTCTATTGAAAGCATTGTTTGGTAATAAGGATTGTGGTAGAAGTCATAGACCGCCTAAACAAACGTTCTGGTTACCATTGTTAGGTACGAGTACTTGTGAAGATGTACCAGAATTTCTACAACAAGAGATTGAGATTGATATGTCTGGTAGTAGTGGTGGTAATCATCAAACTAAAGGAGATTATTTCTCTAGCTTGATGCAAGCTATTGATCCTTATAAGGTTCAAGCAGTTACGTCAATGAATGGTGCTACAACCATACAGGATAATACACCAGGCAAAGAGAAGACAATTGTTTCACACGCTGGTGGTCAGACTGTTATTGCAACTGCTCACGGTGATCAACATACCAATATTCCTGGTAATGAGACTAAGATCTTAGGTCGTGACGACTGTAAGACAGTTAAAGGTAATAAGACACTTACAGTAGAAGGTGACTATACTCTCAAGGTGATGGGTAATTTCAACATAGAAGTTGGAGGTACACAGAACCTACACGTATCACAGGGTGTCGGCCCTGATGGTACCAAGCAATCTAAAGCAGCACAAACGTTTGCATCTGACTACGATGTTAGCTATGAAGGAGATTACAAAATACAGGCTCCTAATATCACGTTTAATGCCCTTAATGAGTTTGCTGTTAACACCTCTGCAATGTCAGTGAAAGCATCTTCACTAATGAACTCCATATCTGGTGAGATCATTAATGAGTGTGCTTGGAAGACAGAATTTATTAACAATGTTCACTTTAAGAACGTTGGTATGCTTAATCCCATTCCTGCTATAACAGGTGTGGTCAATTTGATTAAAGGTCCAACAATTTCAATCAATGCTACAGGTGTAGGTCCAAGTCCAATGCCAGCAGCACAGATTAATATTTGTGAATGTACTGTACCTGGTGGAATCATTGATGTTGTGAACGGTAAGATGGGAGGTCGTTTGACCCTAGTGAACACCAAGGCAGGTGGTATCGGAGAATTCAATACTGCCAAGGGTGGTGCGATAATGAACCAAGTTGAAAATGGTGTAGCTGTATATAACGTAAACACTGGAGTCTTCACTGCTGGATGTGGTGCTGGTCCTGCTCAGTTCTATGGGTTGCCAATTCTCTTGAACTAGTGTATAATATATTTGTTGGGTTGATCGCCTGACACGGGAGTGACTGAATAATCTTTCTGGCATATAGCTGGATAAGGTGATGAGACACAGGTGGTGCTGCTGCGAAAGCAGAATCGACTTACCAGTCGGGTCTCAGGCAAGGATGTAAAATTTACTACTGTAGTAATGCCCGTCCTTTATTGGTAATACAGAAATCCAATCTCCCACCCCAATATTTTCGAGGTCATTATGTCCACAAGAAAGTACACAGTTAAATTGAAGAGACCAAATTCCTCTGTACCTTTTGAGGAAGTGGTTGACAATTGTGTTACGATGCAAGAAGCAATACAACGTGCAGAAGCACGTACAGGATGTAAATGTATGGTAGCTTGGCCTTCCTAATGGACAACGAAGAACTCAACTACATACTCTTTGAATACCTTGACTTGCTTATGGACTCCCAAGATTTATGGTTAGATTATGTCTGGATTAATGTCCCTCAACGATCAGTGTCCCTTCAAGCCTCTGATGGAAACATTGAAAAGATTAAGTTTAAATGGGACAAAGAAGGTGCAGAAGGTTTTCAAGAGACCATAGCACAGATCTGTGAATCTGTACCAGAAGAACAACGCTGTTTTATTACACAATGAATAGATTAACTTATGAGGAAGCAATAGAGAATATTGCTTTTACTTTGAAACTTGCTGCTAGAGGAACACCATTCGTAATAGAGTGTCCCGAAGGCAATGTAATTATTTCACCTGTTGCAAACTCAGCAAAGGTAGAGGCAGCAGAAGAAGCACTTAAAGAACAAGAGTATCATCAAGGACCACTGCCTATACCAGGTCTAGGTGGTTTACCAAGTCAAGCAGATGTAGGATCATTTGCTGCTCAAGAGACTATGGCAGCGATTAAGGATATTAAAGCACGTGGCAATCTCTAGTGCTACATTTCTAGAGTACCTCTGTCATAAATGGGATAACTTGCAACAGGCACAACAGTGGCCTAATGAATTTGCACACGTTCATTATGACTGGTGGGTAGAAGGTGCTCATTTACACTCTAAACAATGGTATGACTGGAGTGGAGAAGTTTATCGTCAAAGGACACATCATTTAGATATACAGGAAGATCATATAAAATTAAATATCAATGAGAGTGGCCTGCACCTTATCTTTAAGGAAGATGTGACAGGTTTTATTGGTATGACACCACCAGACACATATAATGAGAAAGGAATTAAGATTGAGACAATTATTACATTAGATTCTGTTACCTATACATCATTTGACAAAGGAACCGATAAGGATGGTAATATACTGTGGGGTAAGATACCTGGTCCCTTTATCTTCAAGCATACATAGCAATGTACACGGATGACTTCCTTGAAATGCTAGTGGGTCACTGGCATAATCTACAACAAGCTCAATCATCACCAGCATCTTTTGCATATGTGCACTACCTCTGGTACTGGGACGGACAAATTCTCAAGACTAAACAGTGGTATGATTATAACCCTGAAGAACCATACAGAGAGAGAAATCATTTTGTATGGTTAAGGCAACACGATCTATCATTAATACTTGAGACATATAATCCACAGAAAGGAGGAGAGAAAGCAGCAGATACTATTTGGACAAAGATTCCTAAAGGATGGGCAGGTAAAACTGATCCTGATTGGGAACACCCTGATGGTATTAAAGTCAAAACCAAGGCTGTGCTGGAGGATAATAAGTTTTCTACTGATGATAGAGGTTGGGATAAGAAAGGTAATCTACTCTGGGGATCAAATAGCGGACCATTTGAGTTTACAAAATGCTATACAAAATAAGCAGTGAGTATGTTTTACTCAAGAATCAAGGTGTTGTTAAGATGTGGTTCATCAATGGTATGGCTTTTACCTTTGATGAGGTAGATAACCCTTCAATGGAATTGATTGATGGGTGTGAAATGGAATATACGATGGATGATCTATACCATATATCACAATATTTGATTATGGAGGAGTGTCATCCTATTATCTTTGAAATGTCTGAACTCTGTGAAGGTGAGGTACCTTATTAATCCCGCCTGTAGAAGAGTTATAAATAAAACTGTACGAAATAGCGCAAAGTGTAAGTGGGAACCAAAAGAATTTCACAATTAGATACACTGGCCGATGGCGTGTTAACTGGTGAAGCAGTTTTACCTGTCGTAATCAGTGATCCACTCATTCCTAACCGTAAGGCAAAGGTCAATCAGATCTTTAAAGGAGTGGGAGCAGGTAGTCAGTCCCAACCAGGACTTTGTTTTGACCTTGACAGAGACACAGGTCTTTACCAAGATGCTTACAACGAACTTGGTCTGGCTTTCGGTACATCTAGTATGTACTATAAGAAGCAAGATAACGCTGATGGTTCCGCTACTATTAGATTCATTGCTGGAGATACTACATCTTCCAATGTAAACATTGATATGAGACCACAGGGTTCTGGTAAGTTCCTTGTTAATGGTCCTGCTGAGTTCCAAGATACCAACTTCTTCCTTGCTGACGATCAGAACCCTGATAAGAAAGCAAAGTTTGAAATATCTGGTGTATCAACTGGTGCAGGTATACGTTCGTTTGCTCTACCAAGTACAGGTAGTTTCACATCTACAACATTATTAGGTAACGATACTACACAGACTATTAGTAATAAGACTATTATTATTCAGGATGGTAACCTACAAATTGTGGGTTCATCTAACTCTGGTAAGATTGCATTATTTGAGACTGACTCTTGGGAAGCACCAGTTACGCACATCTATAGATTGCCTGACTATGGTACCACAGCATCACAGTCAACACTGATTGATACTATTACTGAACAAAATATTAGTAATAAAAACCTTATCAATCCTACAATATCTAATATTGAATCTGGTGATCCTAATAACCCTACACCAAAGGTTACTTTTAACTCACCTGATGTAACATCTGATCGTGTAGTGACTTGGCCAGACCAATCATTGATTGTTGCTGGTACTAATGCTACACAGACATTTACAAACAAAGATTACGCTGACCCTCGGTTCGCTGATGGTACTGATATTACTAAGCGTATTCAGTTTGACCTAAGTAATATGTCTGGTGCTACAATTCTTAGGTACGAGTTCCCACAAGCGAACCTTAACGTTCCAATTAGTGAGAACAACATAGTACTTACTGAAAAAGCTACCCAGGTATTTGAAGGTAAATCTGCTAAAGAATTTACTCTTTTAGACGCAGCTAATGATCAGAACCAAGTCAAACTGATCATAGATAATATTACAGGAACTCGATCAATCAAGTTCCCAGATGCAGATGCTACTCTGTTATCTACTGAAAACGTTGGAACACTGGGTGTTAGCTTCGGTGGACCAATTTCTGCTCCTGACTTTGGTGGCAGACTAAGACTTCAAAATCATTTCGTAGGACTCTGGTAAAACAATGACAGCAGGAAGACTCGCTGCCGCAGCCCCCGCAGCAACAACAGCATCCGTCCTTTACACGACAGACTCAGAACATACTGCATCTTCAGTATTGAGTGTGGCTGAGAGAGGAGGTAGTGCTGCAACATATCGTATAGGACATAAAGACTATACACAGAAATTAACGATGGATGCCTCAACGTATGCATTTGCACGAGGTAATCCCATCTCAACCTATAAGATGGAAATTAATCCAGGAATCAGCAGATCAGATGCTACTCCTGGTCTTCTTGTAGGATCTACTGATCTAGCAAAGAGTGGATTTATTCTTGACACTGTTGTATCCACAGCAACGATCACTAACTATGTGAAAGTTAAGAAGTGTACTGCTGTGAACACTAACTCACAGGGTGCTACTGGAACTTTCCAAGGTGGTGAGACTATTACTGGTGGTGTTTCTGGTTTTACTGGTACCTTTAGGGGTACAGGTACAACCGCAATGAGTTTGGAAGTTGCTGATATTGCTTCAGGTGATACATCGCTGAAATTTGTAGATGCGGGGGCTCTTGCAGGTGCAGCGGCATATTTCGTTCTATCAGATGGTTTGACTGGATATACTGCTGAAATTATACTAGCAGGAGCGATTACTTATTACTCTGGTACTACTGGAGGTGGTGACGTTGCTGTTACTCGTGCACAGTTTGGAACGAGTGCTGCTGCACACCCTTCTGGACAGGTTGTTTCTATGTTCACAGACAACGCAACCACAACTACCATTAATGAGGGTGCTCAGTTTGCTGCTGGAGATACAACTCTAACAGTTACTGATGGTACAACGATTGTTACTGGTACTCATATCAGAGTCGGTAACGAAGTTATGCTTGCTACTGGTGTTACTGGTAATGACGTAACAGTCACACGTGGTGTATGGGGTACAACCGATGCAGCACATAACGATGGTTCAACTGTTACTCCAATGGTACAGGGTGCACAAGCACAGATCGATTGGTTTGATGGTGCTGAAACATTAACAGGTGGTACATCAAACGCAACTGTAGAAACTCAGTTCACTCCTACTGCTAGTGCATCATACACAACTCAATTTACTTGGGGAACTGTTGCTGGACGTGAAGTAGTTCCTACTGGTTTCACAATGGACGTTGATCGTACTTATCTCTTTGATCAGTCTGATTCAACCAACACAGGTTTACCATTAAGATTCTCTGATATTCAGGAGGGTACAGGTGCCACACCTACTGCTGGTGTTGAATATACCACAGGGGTAACTAAGACTGGTACTGCTGGTTCAAACGGAACGATTCAAATTATTCCAACAAGTACAACTCCAAACCCAATTTATTACTACGCTGAAGGTACAGCATCTGCTGCACCAGATACAAATTATTCATCACAGGTAACTGTAGTACAAGATCCTCAATTCACAGAGATTTTCCTCTATGATGTTAAGGGTACTTGGATTACTGGTGATACATTTACTATTGGTACTTCTACACAGACAGTTGGTACTGTAACTGGTGGTAAGTATGGATGGGTCTCTGCTTGGGAAGGCACTGCCCTATATGTCACATTAGGTACTGGATCTGCTGCATTCGCAGGATCTGATACATTTGTAGACACACCATTAGGTCAAGGTGCTGATCGTGATACTGCAACAGTATCATCTGTAGCAGCAGCGACTGATCTTGAAACTAAGGATTACATTTTCTATGATGTAGCTCTTACTGCTAATAGCACTAATGAGCATAAAGGTATCGTAGTTGGTCCTAATTCACATCTCATTGTATATGCCTCAACAGCTGATGTGACATTCCAGGTAAACGGATTTGAGAATACCGTTTCCGACTGGGAGGCAGCACAATATAATCAGGTAACTAGTTCTAGTGCTGGTGGTCAAGGTGGCGGTGGTAACCCCAATCCTTAATGACAACTAAATAAACATAAGAGGATCAGAGTAAATGGCACTAACCCGTCTAAAGAATATCATCACGTCGAGGACTGGTCGTATTATATACGTCAACCCCGACGACTTTGACGCATCAGATGCATATGATAACCGAGGTAACTCGGCACTACGTCCGTTCAAGACATTGCAGAGGGCATTTCTTGAAGTGGCAAGATTCTCTTATCGTGTTGGTCTAAGTAATGACGAATTTGACGCATTTTCGATCTACCTATATCCCTCTGAATATGTTCTAGACAATAGACCAGGTACTAACTTATATACTGAGATCACACCATTTGATGAAAATACAAATTTCGATCTAACCTCTCCGAACAACATCCTTCACAAGTTTAACTCAGTGAATGGTGGTATTATTGTTCCCAGAGGTTGTTCTGTTGTTGGATCTGACTTACGTCGTACTAAGATTATTCCAAAGTATGTACCATATCCAACGATACAAGCATCATTAGGTATTACCTCAAGTAATGAACCATCTGCCTCTGCTATATTCAGACTAACTGGTGGTTGTTATTTCTGGCAACAGTCATTTTTTGATGGTGACAACAATGGAGTTTACTACCGTAGTGATGTAGTTGATACTATTGCTCCAAACTTCTCTCATCATAAACTAACTTGTTTCGAGTATGCAAACAATGCAGACTTGGAACTTTACTATCAGAAGATATCTAAAGCATACGCAACGATACCTGATACCTCTGGTACTATTGCACAAGACCAATTACAGGCAAGAGTCGAAGAGAATAGAATTGTAGGTCCGATTTCTGACGAATTTAGAGTATCTCAAATTATCAGAAACGGTCAAACTGCAACAGCATTTACTGTTGACATTCAAGATAACCCAGTAAACCACGGATTCTCTGTTGGTGTTGCTGTTAACTTGAGTGGTGTAACAGGACCAACTGAGGCAGACGCTAACCTTTATAATGGATCGTTCCTTGTCACGTCAGCACAAGGTAACCAGTTTACGTATCAGATGTCATCAGAACCATCTGGTAATGCTATTGGTAGTAACGTACTGGTTAAAGTTGAGATTGATACTGTTGACTCAGCATCTCCATATGTATTCAACTGTTCACTAAGATCAGTTTGGGGCATAAATGGTATGCACGCTAATGGTGCAGAGGCAACTGGTTTCAAATCAATGGTTGTTGCTCAGTTTACTGGCATTTCGCTCCAGAAAGATGACAGAGCATTCGTACTCTATAACCCGTCTACTGGAAACTACGAAGCCCAAGCTGCGGGCTCTGGTGCACACATTAACGGGTTATGTAAATACCGTAAAGGTTGGCGACACAGACACATCTACGCAAGTAACGACGCATTCATCCAGGTCGTCTCGGTTTTCGCAGTTGGATTTGGAGACCATTTCTTCTCTGACAGCGGAGGAGACCTCTCGATTACCAACTCGAACTCAAACTTTGGTAACACTTCTCTCCGATCTAAAGGCTTTAAGAGCGCAGCATTTACGAAAGACAAGGCAGGGCAGCTCACACATATCATCCCACCCAAGAGTATAAGTGATGTCCCAGAGATATCAATTAACTGGGTAACGTTTGATATTGCTAAGATTAGAAACGCAGCAGACCCAACTAAGTTGTATCTCTATGGTTATACCAATGAGAATGCAAAACCACCTAGTAAGATTCAGGGTTATACCGTTGGTGCTAGAAAAGATGGACCAACAACTCCTGATGAGATTAACGTATTGTTGATTGCTTCTGGTGCTAATGCTCCTACAACTCACACAGCAAAGATTGATCCATCTGGTGCTGATGTAACTGGTACACTACCTGGTGCTGATGAGTCTCCTATCAAGTATGATCCTAACCAGTCAAACTGGTATCTACAAGTAGACTCAACTAATAACGATATATACACAACTCTGATTGCTAACGCACAGTATCAGAACTTAGGATTTACACCAACATCCTTCATTAGAAGGGTACCTGATGCAAGAGACCTTAAGGATAGAATCTATCGTTTCCGTTATGTTCTAGATAAGGATTCATTCCCAATACCTCGTGAACCTATTACTGGTTTCGTTGTACAACCTAGATCATCTGAAACAAACTCTCCTGCATACGACAAGACTTATTACATCTACGAGGTAGAAGTATTCCAACCATTTGAACGTGGTGTTAAGGATGGTATCTATTATCTCACCATACTGAATGCTTCGGTATCACCATCAACGTCAAACTTTAATGACTTTGCGTTCTCACAGTATGCTGTAGATGTTTATCCAACATTTGACAGAGATAACCCAGTTGCTGACCCAGCTCCTTCTGTGTCTATTGCAGACAATGACATACTAGGTAAGGTCACTACAACTGATGGTGCACAACCACAAGCTAATGAAGATACACAGCTATCAATTAGTAGAGAGACTGCACAGTTCTTCTTATTAGAACAGGAGAACAACTTAGGTTATAACACTACTTCTAACACCTTGAACAGTGTCGTTGTTACTGCACGATTAGGTGATGAAGAAGAAAGAAAGATTGCATTGAAACTTAACGCTGATAACTCAGTTGCTCCACTGTTATGTGAACTTCGAAGGTACTCAATCCTTAGAGCATCGGGTCATACGTTTGAATATCTTGGTTTTGGTCCAGGTAACTACAGTACAGCGTTCCCATCTACACAGGTGGAGGTACTATCATCTATACAGGTCAGATTATCACAGTCACTTAAGGAAGCAGCAGGTGTTGCTTACTACTCAGGTGTTAACAGTGATGGTGAACTGTATGTTGGTAACCAGGTTATCAACCCGATTACTGGTCAGATCACTAACGAAGACATCGCACAGTTGAACGTTGTTGGTGAAGAGGGAACTACGATTCAGACATTCTCTGAGGTTGTACTTACTGACAAACTAACCGTAATTGGTGGTGCATCTAACCAACTTGAATCTGTTTTCTCAGGTCCAGTGACTTTCCAGAAGAGAATCACTGCTCAGGAAAATATTCAGACAATAAAATTGACGTATGCCAACGATGATGGAACTGTACTAAAGCAGAACTTCCTTGCAGAAGATGATGGCACAGGTCAACCAGATATTGATTCGTCATTAGCATTTAATGATGGTGATATTATCTATAATATTGACTGGCAAGCTGGTGACTCACTAGGATGGATTTATGACACAGGTATATGGTACAAGTTCGGATTGACCGATACTTCACCTATTACTGCACGTAGATTCTCTGGTGTAACAAATTATGGTATTGGTATGGCACCTGACGCATCCAACAGGATGAAGATCGCAGGTAACACTTATATTAATGGTAACTTAGATGTTACTGGTAATTATGGTTGTGCTGACAAATATACTCTTGCAACGGGTATTGCCAATAACAACAACGGTGTAACATATAATGGAAACGGGTCTACGACTGGTTTCGCTATCTCACCTGGACATACCAGCTACTCTGTAATGGTATTCTTAAATGGTGTTGCTCAGATTCCTGGTGTTGATTATCAGGTATCAGGTAACGCAGTTGACTTTAGTATTTCTTCCTCTCCTGCTACTGGAAGTGTGATTCACATAAGAGAGATGGTAATCTAAATAGTTAACATAGAAGGAGGGTAGTAGTAGATGACTACAAAGATTAATGGTAATAATATTCAGGCAACTACAAGAGGTCTTGTAGAAGCGTGGAGTATTACTGAACAACTTAACTTACCGTATCTCAACCAGGCTCAAGTCACTGCGTTGGGAACTCCTGCGTTTGGTACTTTGGTGTATAACAGCACCGAAGATATGGCACAGATCTACAAACAGGATGCTAACCAGGGTAACCCAGGTTGGACAGACGTTGGTGGAGGTGGTCCTGCTCTTGGTGAAGGAAGTATAATTAGAACGAACGGTACAAATATAACAGAAAACATAACCATTGGTCCTATAGCGAACGGTGGTGTAGAATTTACAAACGGATTTACTGCTGGTCCTGTACAGATTGACTCAGGATTTACGGTCACGATTGAAAACGGAGCAACGTGGACATTACTTGGAGACGACGATCTGTCCTATGCTCACTTCGTTGATATTGAGTCACAACATATTACTTCAACTGGTAGATTTCACTTTGAAGAAACTTCAGAGCGTGTCTACTTCTATACAACTAGTGGAAGTATAACTCACGACTATAATAATGGTAACTCTATCTGGATAAACAAGAACGGTGGAGGTAACTGGACATTATCTTTAAACAATGTTCCTACTGATGGAGCTCACGGATATGGTATTACGTGTGCTATATATGAAGTAGGTGGGTCTGGTATTCCATCATCCATTAATATTAATGGACAGAGTACTAACATCCAGTGGATAGGTGGATCAGCTCCATCACACGATGAGAAATGGTGCGTAGTATCATTTGCTATGGTACATACACCAAATACTGCTCAACACGCATTCACTGTCTTTGGCTCAGGATCGAATTACGCATAATGGGAACACAAATTGGTTATTCAGGTATACTTAACGGTCTTTCACACTCGCTAGGATCAAGAGGTGGTGGTGCTGGAGGAATCGAAGCAGTTACTGCTGATAATAACGGTTCAGTATTTACAACATCACAATTTGGAAAACAACTTCGATGTCATCGCTTCCAAGGAAGTGGGGACAATAGCCTGTATATTAACTCAGGTACTGGTAACTATATTTGGGTTTGGGCTTGGGGTGCAGCTGGTGGTAATGGCGGTCAAGGTGGTGCACACGGTGGATCAGGTGGTGCTGCCTATGCACGACTCATCTTAGAACAAGGATGGGTTCAGTCCAGACGCTTCCGAGCATATGTCGGAGGTGGTGGCTCTAACGGAGGAGGTTGCTTCGGATGTTGGGGTGGTGGAGGTAATGGTAATAATGGATCTGGTTATGGATCAGGTGGACGTGGTACTCACGCTTCTTGTAGAGGATGCTCTGCTGGAGGTGGAGGTGGTGGAGCAGCAAGTATGTTCTTCTCACCTTGGGGTGTTAACTTGTCTCAGGGCAATATCCTGTTGGTAGCAGCAGGTGGTGGCGGGGGCGGTGGTCGTGAAGGATGTAGTGGTGCTGGTCGAGGAGGAGCAGGACACCAGAGAGGAGAGAACGGACAGTGTGGTTCACAGGGTGGAGCACACGGTGGTAATGGAGATACTAATGGTGATGAATGTGGAAGACCAGGTAATGATGCCTCTGGAGGAGGCGGTGGTGGAGGCGGTTGGAACGCTGGAAATTGTGGAGGAAACCCAGGCTGTGACTGTAATGGAGCAGCAGGTGGAGGTGGAGGAAACAATTGGTCAAGTTCTAACTATGCTGATGACACAGGGACTTGGAGTGGATCTTATGGCAACGGTGGAAACTGGGGTCATTGGGCTCGTAACGGGGCTGGACAATATAATGGTGGAACTGGTAACATAACAGTATGCTATGAGGCTTAATGGAACCAACTAGTAACCCAACTCAAACCGATATTCATACTGCCAAACCTGCTGACAATGAGGTACAGGCATTAGAATATAATGAAGCAACAATAGTATTTGATGTTGCTCTTAATACTGTGGAAGCATCTGGATTTCAAACACTAAAATCTTACGATCCTAATGTTAAGATGAGTGTTAGAAAGAATGGTGTGTACGCATTAGAATTTAATAACCTAGAGATGTACGTGTGTATCAGCAAAGGAACAGATACACCACTGTATGAGATGAAGTACGATAGTATCATCTGTACAGACTGTCCTTGGTTTGAAAATATAAGTTTCCCTAGACTTGAACCCGATACTGATTACATAGTACAGGCTTGGGTTAAAGAAGATGGTATCACTTTGAAATATAAGGAGACCTTCAAGGTAGAGAAATGGGAGGATGAGTCCACTGGAAGGGATTATCCTGCCAATAAAGTACATTATCATCCAGGTTATTACCCTGATGATGATCAATGGAATAGGGATCAACCATATCTGGAAACAGATGAGGTTAGACCAACTCCATAAACATATAAATAGATTTGAGGAAAACTAAACAGGTAAAATGAGTACACTTAAAGTTGCATCTATTAGAGACCTGTCAGGCATCGGTGGATTTACCCTAGCGTCTGGTAATATTACTGCGAACGGAACATTAACGTGCAGTAATTTGACCGTGAACGGAACTATGTCAGGTTCGTCTGGTCAGATAGTACCTAGTATCTCAGGACAGTCTGGAAAGTTTCTAACTAACAATGGTTCTTCGATGTCTTGGGCATCTGTAAGTTCCGAAAACATTTACAATATGAACGTCTGGACTGGGGGTGGAACCTGGAACAGACCATCAGGTGTGAAGTATATTCACGTCCGCTGCAATGGTGGTGGAGGAGGTGGTGCTGGACACGGAGAGTCTGGTGGTGCTGGTGGATATTCTGAGCGTGTAATGAGCGTCGAAAACATTTCTTCAGTTGGTATTTCAGTTGGTGGAGGCGGTGGAGGTACTTGGTACTTTAACCGTGGTGGAGACGGAGGATCCTCATCCTTTGGACCATATCTATCTGCTGGTGGTGGACACGGTGCTGCACGTAACAACTCCCACTCAGGTGGACTAGGACGTAATGGTTCTGGTGGAGACATTAACATCTGGGGTGGAGGTGGACAGTCCCACGCTGCTCACGGTGGTGGAACTGGAGGACCATCTCACTTTGGAGGATCAGTTGCTGCTGGTTGGCCAAATGGTGGTAACTTCTCACATAATCACCAAGATCACTCTGCTTATGGTAGTGGTGGATCTGGTGGACACTTTGGTTCTTTCCGTGGTTCAAACGGTAAGTACGGTGTCATTACTGTTATTAACTACAAGTAGGGAGATCCAATGAAGAAAGCATTAATGGACTTTAATGGCTACGTAGCAGACGTAGTGGATCCTGGTGAAGAGTACACATTGTTCTTAGGACGTGGTTGCTCTCAAATGTGGGTGAATGCCCCTGATGATATTACTAACTCTTGGACACTAGAATGGTCACCAAGTGCTGCTGATATGATCTGGGTCAAGAGAACTGAAACATATGCTGATCCTGCTACGACAAGACGTGTAGCATACGGTGAAGTTGGTCAGCAATTAGATATGCTGTACAAAGACTTAGCTGCGGGTAAAGCTTTGAACGCTTCTGACGCTAGTTGGTTCCAGCACGTTAAGACAGTCAAAGAGAATACTCAAAGACCGTCTGATGTAGAAGAACCAATGGATCCAGCGATGACAGAAGATGAAATCGCAGAGTATATGTCTGACGTTGTTGAGCCATCAACCACAAGACCTGCTAAGATAAGTGCACAAGACAGTCCCTGTTGGGAACGTTATTCAAACTGGGGTGGAGCATACGTAGAACCACCTACTTAACTCATTATGAAATTTAATAACATCTGTATTGTCGGAGGTGGCAGTGCAGGGTGGATGACAGCATCAGTGTTACTTAAACATTTTGGTGACAGTCCCCTTTCCAAGGCTTCTAAGAATATTACGTTGATAGAGTCTCCTCTAGTTGGAACTATAGGGGTAGGGGAATCTACAACACAGCATTTTAATACATTTGTAAGGTATCTTGAACTCGAAGATAAAGAGTGGATGCCAGCGTGTGACGCAACATATAAGAACAGCATTAGATTTGAAAATTGGGGTACTGACCAACCGTGGCAGTACCCTTTTGGTAGCTATGACACAGGTCTACCACCATTAGATTACTATGTTTGGAAGCATTATCGTCAGCCTTCAAATAATACATTCCAAAATGTATACTCTAATGCAGCAGCAGTATCTGAACAGGGAAAATTATATACACCACACATAGACAAGTTAGTTGGTTATCATATCGATGCTACTAAGTTTGCTACGTACTTAAAGGATAAGTTCTGCTTACCACGTGGTTTAAATTATATTAGAGAGACAGTAGATAGGATAGACACTAATGGTGACAATATAGAGAAACTAACTCTTGATGATGGTAGAGAGATAACTGCTGATCTATTCATAGATTGCACAGGATTCAGAGCAATATTGATGAATCGCCTGGGTGTACCCTGGGAAGATTGGAGGGACGTGTTACTCAATGACAGTACGTGGTGCACTAAACGGGAGTATGTTGATAAGGCACGGGAACTTACAAGTTATACCAGTGTTACAGCACTATCAAGTGGATGGGTCTGGAAGGTACCAACTTGGAATAGGATTGGTACAGGATATAATTTCAGTAGTAAGTTCCAAGACAAGAGATTTGCACTCAAAGAATTTAAAGATCATCTAGGTTGTCCTGATGCACCTGATAGTGATTTCAGATATATACGTTGGCCAACAGGTATGAGAGAAAAGATATGGGTAGGCAATACTCTAGCTATTGGGTTGTCTGCTGGTTTCATTGAACCATTAGAATCAGGTGGTTTGTTCTCAGTACACGAGTTTCTATTTAATTTCATACAATTTGCTGATCCAAAGGTGGATACATTGTCAGGACTACAACGTGACTGGTTCAATGCAGCGTGTCACGTTAAGTTTATGACATTCAGAGATTTTGTTGTCCATCATTTCACCGCAGCATTCAAGGATGACACACCATATTGGGATGCAGCAACTTCTGTTTACTTCCATACACTAAATCAAATTGATTGTAGGGACATACCAACAACATTAAATGATTTGTTTATTGGTATGCAGTTTGTATTGGCAGGACTAGGATATACTATCATTGGTAGGAAGGAGATAATGGATATGGAAGCACACTATGATAAACTATATGACGATGAGATGCTCAAGAATGTAGACAATGAGGTTAGTATGAGACTTGAACAGGGAATTCAGATTGCCAATAATATGCCTGTCCCACTTGACTTCTACAACCAGACCCTATATAATACTGACGGTATCAATTAGATTATGCAAGTCAATAACATTGTAATTGTGGGTGGTGGATCATCTGGTTGGATGACCTGTGCTGCCTTGTTGAAACTATGTCCTTGGGTTAATGTTGTGCTTGTTGAGAGTGCAAAACATAAACCAATTGGTGTAGGTGAGTCAACACTGGGACACTTTAATAAGTTTACTGATGCTCTAGGTCTACAAGATACAGACTGGATGGAGTATTGTAATGCCACATACAAGAATAGTATTCAGTTCACAGATTTTAGAGAGAAAGGATCAACCTTCCAGTATCCATTTGGTAAATATAAGTTAGACAACACTGCTAATGGTATTGAAGATTGGTTTGACTTACAGAAGAGACATCCAGAAGAATATAATCCAGACAATAAGTCATTCAGTCAGTTCTATAATCCTGAGAACGATACACTTGTAGCAAATAATAAGCAGTGGGGTAGTGCTGAGACACCAGAAGGATATATGGATTGGGATAACTATAATATGGAAACTGATGTAGCATATCATTTGGATGCTGAGAAGTTTGGGGAGTTCCTAAGAGATAATATATGTTATCCGTGGGCAGAGAAGGATAGATTCACACACGTAATAGGTGAAGTACGTGGTATGGTCAAGGATGTGAAGAAAGGTGGATCACCTGCTGCATCTAATAGAGAGATTAAACACTTAGCAGTTAGATTAGCAGCAGATAATAAGACTGTAGGAGTACAGGGTGATCTATTCATTGACTGTACTGGATTTAAAGGTGCACTCATTGAGGGATTGATGAATGTAAACTTTAATGATTTTAAAGATATACTTGCAAATGATAGAGCACACTTCGCACGTATTCCTTACCTTGACATAGATCAACGTAAAGAAGCAATGCACAATGTGACTGACTGTACTGGTGCTGATAATGGTTGGATGTGGACTATTCCACTATGGAATCGTATTGGTGTTGGTTATGCTTGGTCATCACGATTTGCAATGCAACACGAGACAGAGCAAGAGTTTCAGATCTGGATTGAACAGAAGTTTGGTATTGCACCTGATGAGTATGAGATTGAAACTATTGAGATGAAGCACGGTTATAGAGATAAAGCGTGGGAACTTAATTGTCTTGCTATTGGTCTATCATATGGATTTGTTGAACCATTAGAATCAACAGGACTATTAACAACACACGAGAGTATCCTTAGACTGGTTGACATACTCAATAGAAGAAGAGGATACATCACAAATATAGAGAGACAGTGGTATAATTATTGTGCTAGACGTGAGATTATTGGATTTGGTAAGTTTGTTGCTATGCACTATGCACTGTCAATGAGGACTGATAATCCATATTGGAAGTGGGCATCACAACGTAATGAATATATGATACAAGAGTTTGATGGTAACATCAAGGTTAATGATAACTTTGAGAGGATGGGATCTATATTAGATCACGCTGAACCATTGAATGCTAATATGCACGGTATGAATTATATTGCAGCAGGTCAAGGACTACAGTTAGGTACAAGATACTTAATGGGTGGTGATGAGAACGAGCACGCAATAGGAGTCAGTAAGGTGACAAGAGAAGAATATATTGCTAATGTGAAGAAGTTTGTTGAGTCGGATGACTGTCCTACTCATTATGATTACCTACTTGAACACATCTATGGAGAAGATAATGTGGAATATCTTCCGTAAGAAGAAACCGTGGATCAGATTCTTCTCACTTGAACCTGGTCTAGCAGAGAACTATCCACTGCTTCCTGCTTCAACCATTAAAAGACAATGGAAGGATAAGGATGCGAAGGGTAGAAGGTGTCCATTTATGGGTACACAAAACGTTGCTAATTGTCCAGGTCTAAAACAAATCACACGTATGGGTTGGGTGGTAACCTCACCTATGGATTTCAGGATATGGACAGAGAATGACGGTATCTCTTATAGATATGAACAGGTAACCAACTTTACCAGACACTCCAATTTTATTGGAGATCATCCACCAGATCAGACAGTCCCACTGCTTGAGGATGCAGAGTCAGGAGTATTTCCACAAGATACTCTTGCTCACGTTATAAAACTTGAAACACCTTGGAGGGTTCGTGCTAGTGATGACATTGTGTTTTTACAACTCCCAGTGTATTACAACAACGAAACTAGATTCGAGGCAGTTGCTGGTATGTATGACCCACGGTTTGCAATGCAAGTCAACGTCCAATTGTACTGGAAAGTGCTTGACTCTGGACCAGATGGTACACTTATTAAAGCAGGAACACCACTAGCACAATTTATACCTGTGTTACGTGAACACATTGAGAAAGATTGGTATGATTTTACTCAAGAACCTGCTGAACCAAAAGACTGGGACTTAGAACAATCTTTCAATTACTCACTCGCAGCAGAGTATTCAACTGAAGACACTGTAACTAGAAAGATTGCAAGAGCAATGCGAGCGATCAACTATCACTCAGACGGAACCAAACGATGAACATCGATGAACTAATACAAAACTTCCACTTACAGAAGGAAGAACAGAGTAAACTGATTGAGGAGTTGGATGAAGAGTTCAGTAATAAGAAACTGAACCCTTATGGTGTCACTACCATTGACTTCCAAAAGAGATCTGATGCTTACAGTCAGAGATCCAGGTTAGAAGGTGCTATTGATGCACTGTTTATGGTAAAACGTGATATAATGGGAGATGATAGCGAGGTTGGTATGCCATCATTCGAACTCAACGCTGAACCAGAGGAAGGGATTGAAATGATTGGAGAGTCAACTGCTATTGATGATGACAACATACCAGGAGATCCCAGTTACTAATGCCAGTCTACAGAGATTATGAGATACGTATTAACTTGAATGAGTTGGTTGAACAACGTATCCCAGTGTGCAACTCTTTACATCCAGACCATTGTCTGACTGAAGAACAAGTTGACCAGATTGCACACGATATCAGATCTAACATAGATCTATCACCTATCTACCAACAGGTAGATGAAACCATTGAAAAATTTGTCAACCTTAAACACATTGAGATCTAATGTCACTTAAAGAAGCAACGTGGGAACATCACAAGAGAGCAGAGGAGCAACCCTTTGTTGGTATGATGTTCGGTGGGACACTACATCCCAAGTCTTATGCAATCTTCTTGTATAATCAAATACAACAATATGATGTACTAGAGAATGCAGCATCTAAAGCAGATGTGCTATCAGGATTAGATGATATCAACAGGTATCCAGGTTTAGTTAAGGACTTTCAAGAGTTATGGGCAGAGCACGGTGTAGAAGTACCACCAACATTAGAGACTACAAAGGAATTTACTAAGTACATTGCTGAGATTGAGAAGGATGTTAGTGAGAAGAGTAGGCAGGATAGATTAATGGCACACATCTATACACGTCATATGGGTGACCTTATGGGTGGACAGATGCTTGCTAAGAAAGTACCTGGTTCGTCACATATGTACGTATTTGAGAACCCAGACAAACTAAAAGGTGCTATTCGTGCTAAACTCAATGATGATATGGCAGATGAAGTAAGAGTTGCTTACGGATTTGCTACTAGAACATTTAAGGAGATGCTACCCTATGCTAAGACAATTCAAGAAGATAAACAGTAAAGGACACGAGGATACCTGGGAGTGGGAAGAAACTCCCGAAGTCCTCAAAGCGATAGAACAGTTACACAAATCCTCAGCAGATGTCGAGTCCAAAAAACCAAAATGATAATAACTTTTGGTCCTCATTCATAAACTATGAAACTCATCCACCCACTCTCAAACGACTGTCCAAAAAGGTCAGGGAAGAGACTGCTAAACGTATTAAGCAGTTGAAGGAGAAAGTTGATGAGTTTAATAATAACACCAGAAAACCCTAAACCAGTTGAGTACATACCAAACTATGTTTGGAGACTCAACTATGATTTTGAGTATCAACACGGTGGTGCATTACAGTTTGATGTTGGATCATTATTAGACACAGTTAACAAGAACTCAGAACTAGAGAGCAACAACGCATTTAGTACAGCGTCAGCATCCCTAGAATCATATGCACCTCATAACTGGGAGTGCTTACAGAAGTTCTTATATGTCATACATCAACAGTTAGTTCCAATTTGGAAGCACTGGGGATATTATGATATGAGGATACAACCACGTGAGTCTTGGATAAATATCCACAAGCGTGGTGGAATAACAACAGAACATTTACACAGTCCCTGTCCTATGGTATTGTCTTGTTATCTCAAGGCATCCCAAGGGTCAGGGAACTTTCTTATTAGGGATCCACTAGAGTATCATCGCTTTGGTTCTCCACAGGTACCAGAGCAGAATCTGTGGAAAGAGATACCAGTTCAAACTAACGATATCCTGGTATTTCCTGGTTGGTTGAAACACGCAACACAACCAAATAATACAGATGAAGATCGTGTAGTACTATCAATGAACTATGAAGGTCATTAGAGATCTATTACCAGAATTATATGTGGACAAGATTCACAATATGATGTCGGGAATAAAATTCAACTGGCATTTTCTGAATGATGTCACATATGCTCACGAGGGACCACATCATCGTGGATCACCAGGATTTGCTCATCTATTCTTTGATGAGGAAGAGGGAATAGAATCTGAGTGTTTGGATTTTGTATATCCTGCTCTCTTACAATTTGCACCGAAGGATCATAAACTAATAAGGATTAAGGGAGGGTTGCTTTTACAGACCAGTTCAGGTTATAATAGACCACACGTGGATTTTAATATTCCACACACTACAGCACTATATTATGTCAACGATTCTGATGGTGATACCGTCTTCTTTGACAGAAATGGGAGCATCACCGATCGTGTTAGACCAGAGAAGAATAAACTCATTATTTTTGATGGTTTAAAAATGCACGCATCGTCCTGTCCTACCCTCGCTACAAATAGAATCGTCATTAATTTCAACTATGTCTGTCCTGATAAATTACTACCAATATGAAGGAGCAGAAGATGTGGTTGAC